TTCGCTTCTGGTTTTTGTATGTATCCGCCTTCGACTAGGACTATGCCGAGCATGTCGGTGAAGTCTTTCAGCCGGAGGGCCACGATGCTGTCTTCGATCTTCTCTTGGCTACGCCGCGTGATGACGACGGGTACGTCGGGGGACTGGCGCTTGGTTGTGTTTCCAATTGCTTGGCGTAGGGCTTCCCGTATGTTGAGTTTCTCCGTGCGCTTTGCCTCTACGAAGACGAGAGGGAGGCCAAGTAAATCAGCACCACCTGAGTTCAATGTAGTGAAGCCCCCTCCCGACAGAGGAGCGCGGCTAACGCGCTCCGTCCCGCCGAATAACTTTGCGTTAAACCAACGGGCGAGATCCCGTTCGTACTCATCGCCCTTCCGCTTTAAGGCTCTCCCCTGTAGACGCTTCACCAATCGAATGGGCTTTCGTCTGCCTGTGTTTCCTTACAGGGCGTGCATATGTATTGCCACTTGGGTCGTGACTTGGAGCTACCACATTTCATGCACGGTCGTTGCCATGTGCCAGCGTTCTTTCGTGAAGACGTCTGGTACTTAGCCGCCGAATAAATTGCGATACCTTCCCGATTGAGAATGCGTTTAAGTGTATCAACGCAACAGCCAGCTTCTGTAGCCATTGCGCGTAACGTCATTGAGTTTGATTTATATGTCGCTTCCAACCAGTTAAGATCTACCTGTGTAGTTGGATGTGCTGGCATATAATACTCCCTAAAGTTTGCCATAACATGTGCTTTATTTACATCACATATAAATAAAGTCAATAGAAAACAAACTTTAGGGTTGACACCGTCATTTTTGACCGACATATATATATAACAAGTCATGAACATCAATTGATCGCTGATGCTTCGCATCGCTCTTGATCTCAGTCAGTTAGATTTACTTAACTTTATATAACTATAGCCACTCACGAATTTGTCTGACACTCACGCCGAACTCTCGTGCGATTACATCGAGTGGATAACCATCCCCCATCTCTCCACCATTTTCTGATGCCCACTTCACCCTCTGACGTAGCGGTGTTGTGCTGATAATGACAGGCATACCATCGTGCGCTTCCCCAAATCCTATGTAACAAGTCTTGTGTGCCTCGGTTCTGGCTCTCACCTTCCCGTAGCTGACACGAACAGCAGTGACAATTCGATAACTCTCTTTGTCTCGATCTTCTCTGCGTGTTCGCATATCATCGAGTGTCTTCCAACCCGACTCATCAACGACGCCCCGAACTTCCTCTGCTCGTAGCCGACCTTCCTCTGTCTCTGGAAAGATTTGTGTTACACGCATCTGAGTTTCCAGCAGGGTGAGCTGGTTGGTTGATCCAGCTTCTGCGCCGGAGGTTGGTGTAGACGATCCGGCGGCCTGTTGAGGTTTGTTGGCGTGATGTATTCCGATCACACTAAAGCCAGCGTTCCTGAGTGACAGCAGTACATGGTTCACAACTGCCCAGTCTTGGGATCTGTTCTCGTCGAACCCGCTGAACGCAGTTCGTAAGGTATCGATCACTATGACATCTGCATTGTGGCCCCGCGCATTTGCTATGACTTCCTTGAGTCCGTCTTCGCTCCGCATGTCCAACACACTTGCTTCTTTATTTGCTGGCGAATAAACCGCGAAGCCTTCATCGTCGGCTGGCCTGCCAAATGTCTCATGAAATCTATCGATACGATCTGTGATTTCTCCCAAGCCATTCTCGAAGTCTAGGTATAGTACTCGACCTTTCTGCATGTTCTCGTAAGCGGCGAAGTCCTTGCCGCAGGCAAGGGCGTACATAAGATGGCCGACAAACAACGACTTCCCATGCCCACTGTAGCCGTAGACCTGTGCAATAGTCGGGTGACTAATCGCTGGATACATAAGGTAGCGTTCCTTACCGAGCTTCTTACGGATCTCATCAGCGTTTGCTCTGGTGACGAGCGGTTGCATGGGGATCTCCACTGCAACTTCTTGCTTCTCTGTTTTTGTATTGATGAGATGACCGTCGTCATCGTATCGCCACGGCTTGTCGCGCCTGTCTTTATCGACGACCGAGTTGATGATCACGAATATTTCTCGCTCGCTCAATGGGTCGGGCATAAACTCGTCGACAAGTTTTGTAGCCTCTTCCATTAGATCACGGGGATCACATCCTTCAGCTAGAAGTTTGCCGACGTATTTCGTTAGCGCGGCATTCCTTCCGCCTGTTGGTATCACACCTCCGTCTGCAAGAACCTGATCGCGTGCTGTAGCTGGCTTCAGTTCGTCTGCCACGACATTTGCCAGGGACGGTATTTTGTTCGCAGCCAGCATTTCTTTGATGTCTTCATCACTGGCTTCAGTCACATCCTTGAGGAAGTTTCTGGCCTGCCAAACCTTCTCACGAGATAGATCATCGAAGTCGTTCAGCCATTCATATGTCTTGCCATCTTTCCTTCGACTTGGGGGTAGCACAGCTACGCCACCGTCGCCACGAAAGTCTAGACCCTCAACTGACGGCCATGAGAAGTCATGCTTGGATACGTTCGAGCCAACCTTGTTAGGGTGTCGATCTCCACCGTCATGCTCCCAGTAGTAATGGATGCCCTTCCGTGTTTGCACAGCTACATTAGAATCTAGTCCAAGTTTCTTTGCCTCTTGGACAGCTTCCTCATTATCGCAGTCAACGACTACGACCCCTGATGTTCTGCCTGTTATGAGTAGTAAGTCGAAGTCATATGCGATGTTACCATTCTCTTGTTTTACTCCGTTTTCAAACCAGTCATGGACGAGTTGCTCAGGCGGTTGGACGAGTTGATAGTCTCTCCATTTAATAAGGGGGATCTTGCCCTCAGGCTCACATGGAATGAAACTCCACCCTCTGTCATAGTATTCAAGTGCCGCATTGTATAGGCGGTCGTGGTGATCAAGTAATCTATCTTCATCCATAAATTCAGCTCTCTATATAATCATTAATGTTCAGGTCATAAGTTTTGATAAGTGTTGCGAGAGCAGTGCCATTAACTTCGGCTCCTCGCATCCATCTATAAATGGTGGTGAAGTGATGACCAGTAGTTGCCGAAACGTCAGCAACTCTGCCGCAATCTTTGACAAGCCTAGTCATATTTATGTGTGTCATGTTTTCTTTCTCCAGTTTCTAAGACTTGCATATACAATAAAGTTTGCATAAAAGCTAGACAATAATAAATAAACATTGTATAAACAAATCTTCAAAGCCATAGCGGCGTAACTTTAAAAGAGGAATTAAATGACGGAATTATCAAAAGAACTAGCAGAAGAGATGGAAGCCTTTGGTATGAAGCCTGCTATCTCAGAGGATGACGAGAAATTTTTATCGGATGTATCCGACCTGCAAAGTTTGCAAACTAATTTAGATGCAATCAAAAAGAAAGTCGATAAGTTAATCGAAACCATTTGTGCTACGATGCCAGTTGAAATCGGAGATACATATAAAACTGTAAAAGGTGTGACGGTTACTGTCACAAGGCCGGAGCGTTTCAAGTGGGATCAGGATTTAATCAAGCAGTTACTCAATGATGTTGATGTACTGCCATCTCATGTAACCAAACGCTATACAGTAGAGAAGCGTAAGTTCGAGAGGCTTCCCGACGAGGACAAGGCGTTGCTGTTGCCAGCACTCACTCGTGAAGCAGGCGCACCGAAGATAACTGTGGATGACTTAAGTGTTTAGGCCTCTGAAAACCTCTGGCGACGAGGTCAAAGGCGCACAGAAAACTCTCTTGTACGGACATCACGGATGGGGAAAGACAACCCAAGCCGCGCACATGCAAGAGCTATACGGCAAGACGTTTATAATAAGTGGTGAGGCAGGCTTGATGAGCCTGTCGCACCTCGACATAGACTACCTTGCGTTTAACTCGTGGCATATCCGTGGTCGAAACAGACCAGAAGAAGGGGTCTATTCTCTTCAAGTCATACGAGAGATGGTTGGTTCTGACGAGTTCAAGAATACTGGATACAAATGTATTGTGCTTGATAGCTTGACGGAAGCTGGCGACATGTTGCTGGCTGAACTCGAAGACAAGCACAAGAACAATAAGAACGGGTTCGAGAAGTGGGCTGACTACAAAGCTGAGATGCTTGGTACGGTCAAGTGGTTCCGTGATCTTGGATACCATGTGCTTGTCACGGCACTCGCCAAGGAGGAAACCAACGACAACGGGGGTACGGAGTACTGGCCCCTTGTGCCAATGGCTACAGTCCAAAAACAATTGCCCGGGATTTTTGACAACGTCCTCGCTGGCGTCAGGCGAACTGAAGACACGAAGGATGAACAGGGTAGGGCGAGCGGTATGCGCGTCGAACGCTTCATTGTTTGTGATCAGTTCGGCGGGTGGCACGGCAAGGTTCGTGATCCTCGTAGACGACTGAATGCAATTGAACGAACAGGTAATATCGCTGACCTGTTTCGCAAGATGGATAGCGATAAATCAACTGAAACAAAAACTAAAAAGGACACCACATCATGAGTTGGAATTTTAAAAACTTAAATCTGAAACATGTATCAGCTGACGGCCCACCTCGTACTGGGGAGGGTGACTATATCTGCACCATCACAAAAGCGGAACTAAACGAAAAGAACGGAAGGACAAGCGTTTGGGTACATTTCCAGACAGACGACGGCTATACGTTCATAGACTTCTGTACGATGCACCACACAGACAAAGGTGAGAAGCCACAGAACGGCGTGCGTATCGGACAAGCGAGACTGAAATCTATCTTAGAGAAGGGTGGTCATCCAAATCCTGACGAGCCAGAGGACATCTCTTCGTTGAAGGGGTTGAAAGTTGGTGTTCGATTGCGCTTGCCAAAGGATGCAAACGGAAACGTCGAGCAATGGGGTAGTGACTCCACGGGGTGGAAACAATCTGGTGTTAAGCCGATGCCGTTTGGAGCTTACTACAGCCCACACGATCATGACGATCTTGAGCCAGTCAAAGTGACGTCGGCTCCTCCCGTAACAAATGGTCACGATACTTCAATCGATGACGAGATTCCATTCTAGGAGATAGGACATGCGCGAGTTGTTGGTGTTAGCAATATTCACAATCATAGGGGTATGCGCGTGCGAAGCTAACGCCGACTCTCGTTGCGTTGCTCTTGCCGAGGGTCAGAAAAAAATTGAGGCTACAGGAGAAGTCGTTTTTTTTGTAGCGTTGAGTCAACGTGGACACATCACACAACTCTCTGTCAACCCGAAGACAGGAATGTGGACAGCCGCGTACATAACATCGGACAAAAGGCTTTGTCTTGCAGATTTTGGATCTGAAGCCAAGATTATTCGTCCATCCCAGAAAGTTAAATATGAATGACATCGTTGCAGAGCGCATCGACAAGGTTGCGGAACAGCGAGGGCCAGCTAGACAGTACATAGGTGCATCTGGTGTAGGCAATCCATGTGATGCTTACCTTGCGCTGAGTATGAGGGGGTTCCCCGACACGAAGCCAAGCCCACAGCTATTGAGAATATTTAGGGAAGGCCACCGCATCGAGGATCAGGTAGTCGATGATCTGAAGAAAGCTGGCTTCGTGGTGTTTGAGCATGATCCGATGACGGGTAAGCAATACGAGTACAAGACTTTTGGTCGGCACATCCTTGGTCATGCAGATGGGATGATCGAAAGCTACCCGCACTTCTCTGACGAAGACAACGGAGACGTGATGCTACTCGAAATCAAAAGTATGAACGACGCCAAGTTCAGAAAATTCCAAAGCAGCGGGGTGAAAATCAGTCACCCTAACTACATGGCACAGGTTCAACTCATGATGGGTTTGAGTGGCATCAAGAAATCGTTGCTGGTTGCTTACAATAAAAACAACAGCGCGTATGCCAGTGAAATCATACCTGCCAGTGAAACAGATTTTTTATACATGAGTACGCGCATACAAACCGTCCTCAACAACGAAGCGCGGAAGATTTCAAAAGACGAAACCGATTGGCGATGTCGAGGTTGCTTCAAGTCAAACGCCTGCTGGCATGGAGAGATGCCAATCAAAGAGTGTGCATCGTGTAGCCACAGTGCCGCTGATCCAGATGAGCGGTGGCATTGTCTGAAGCACAAGAGAGCGGCGACTGAAGTCTGTGATGACTACGAGGTGTTTCACCCAAAGGAAAAGTTATGACGGATGAGTGGTCGCAAGAGCGAAAGCAATGGGGGTGGTTAGGTAAGCCGCCAGACAGCGTGATCAAGAAACGTGGGAGTGTCTGGAAGGAATGGACACATCTCAGCAAGGAAGCAAAGCGAGTTGCTGGGATGTCATTTGGCCAATCAAAAATAAAAGCGGCGAAGGAAATTGAACGACGACGAACTGAAATAATTTGGAGAGCAGAACATGGAAAGTGATTACATGGATAATTTACTGGATGAGTTCGAGAAGACAGAAGGGGAGCTTGCATCCAAGCAGGCGATCCTCGACAGCATACATTGTCGGCTTGAGTTTGTCCCTGATCAAAGCAGAGACGACATCATCAAAGCGTGTGACAAATCGGCGCACACTAGGAAGGAGATGGCTCCCCTAATTGGTCGGTTAGAGAGACTAAAGCAAGAGTTAAAACTTTATGATGAAACCTGACAACAATCCCAAGACGGCATTCGGTGTAAAGAAGACACCGCTGAACCTGCTACCGCCAGAAGCTTTGAGACAGATGGCAGAAGCCATGCGATCTGGTGCAGACAAGTACGGCCCATACAACTGGCGTGAGGCAGGGATCTCGTCTTCCATCTACATAGCGGCGGCCATGCGTCACATCTTGGCGTTTGCTGATGGCGAAGACAAAGATCCAGAAAGTGGGCTGGCGCATTTAGCGCATGGTCTGGCGAACCTAGCGATCCTTTTGGACGGTCAGTATCACGAATGCTTGAACGATGACAGGCCATCAAAAAAAAAGATGACTACGGTAAATACATAAGGAGGGAAGATCGTGAAGTCTGGAAGGTTGAAGGTAGGAGACAGCGTTAGACACATCGACGGGCGTGAAGGATGTGTGGTTGGCGAGTGCGACACTGGCCTCCAAGTGATGTGGGTCAATGGAATGCCACAGGTGAAGCCAATCAAAGAAGGATTTCTTGAAAGAATTAAAGATGGATTAACGAGCTTCACGGGGGCAGAATGAGATACTATCCAATTTCAACACGAGTAGAAGTAGAGACCAAGAACAAGAAGATAGTAGAGAAAAGAGGCCAAGTTGTAGACGGTAGAAACAACTGGCTTGAAAAAGAAATGTTAAAGCAAGCAAGGCAAATGGTTAAAGAAAACGGAACACTGCCCAGAAAATTCCATCTCGCTTATCGGACGTGGCAGATCTTCAAACGCAAGTGCGACTTGCATGACGAGAAAACTGGCAGACAAAAGTACTATCTCAAACATGCTGAAGCCAAAGCGGAGAGGTTGATGGAGAAGGTAGAGATGGGGCAAGTTGACATTGGCAAGTTCACCGCCTGTTCATCGGACGAGATCCAAACCAAAAAGTTACGCATAGTGAAGTCATGAAAACGATCTCATCAGCGAGCATTTGAAGTGTGTCGATCTCTCCCATAGCGTATGCTTTGTAATAGATCCAAGAAGTTAATCCTAATAAGAAACAAGTTATGATAGGTCTAACCAATCTCAGCACGGCACTGCACCATCGAGGCGTTTCGCCGTAGCTTGCATCATGATCGTATGCGGCGGTTCGGACTGCTGTGTCGGCTGACATCGTAGCGATCATCATCTCGCTCTCCATCTCCGCCTGCTTCATCTGGGATTGCTTGTCTACGAGAGCTAACTCGTGGGCATTCTGCACTGCCGCGAGCTTGGTTTTTTCCCTGACCTCTAGCCAGCCAAATACTTTCCCAACCAAAGTCCCGAGCAGACCGATTCCGCCCCCTCCTAACGCGCTTCCAAATAGGCCGCTGACTACAGTTCCAATTACTTCCATAACTTACCACCTAGCCCGCCGAGGACGGTTGTCTACATGTACGAATGTTTTGTAATTTATTCCTATCCCTTGAAAGCCTGCTTTAACCGCCGCTTCAATGATACGGTCTTTGTCCATAGTGATAGCAACGTCGAATGCACGACTTGGACGATCCGAGCTAGACCGGTGTGTTGATAGAGGAGCGCCGCCAACTGACGCATTATGCAACGGACAGCGGCACGCGCTGTTGATCCGCATCGGCAATCCGAGTAACTCACGCATCACCTCCAATTTTTGTAACGCTTCTGGTTGTATCCATCTTGCTTTTTTCCCTTCTCCTACGCCACATGATCGGTGGCATTTGCACTGAAGTTCTGTCCACTTAAAGTGTGGGGTTGCGAACTTCTTCTTGAGTAAAATCATTTATCTCTTGAGTTCCAAAGCTCGAATAGGCTGATTATCTTTGCTTTCATTGTCTCTATATCAGCGTGCATCTTAGCCAGTACTATTACTAATGTGACAAACCCAAACACCAACGGCCACGCTGATATAATTATGTCGAATGCCTCACTCATGTCGTCCCCTAAAACGATGATTTGAAACTAGATCCAAATGTGTTTCCGAAAGCCCCTGAGCTACTGCCGCTGTCAGCTTCGCCAGCGATCTTGTCTACAGCCTTGTCTCTCGCGTATCTGACGCCGCCAGCTATCGGAACTCTCTGGATTATTTCTCTTGCCGCGCTTCTATTTAACCCTTCGTCAAGGCTCGTGCCTTGAAGAACTGTAAGGCCAGACTGTAGCGCACCGAACGATGGGCCTAGTACGAGTGATGTCATCCTGTTGACGCCGTACTGACCGCTTTCGTTCTGTCTACTTGCACTGTACAAAAGATCTGCAATCAGTCCTAAACCGCCCATGTGAACATAACTCTCAACAACCCATCCGAGCCACTCGTCTACATCCCCGTGTAGCTTGGGTTCGTAGCCCATGCTGTTGGCAATCTTGTTGAGTGATCTCTTACGGAAATCGACCGATGACTCATCGTCTCCACCTCTTGCTTGCACCAAGTCCTTGGCGGCTAACGCGCCAGCACCCGACAAACCACCGATGGTAAGCATGTTGACTAGTGGTCGTATATCTCCGTCTCCGTGACGCACATACCTGTATGCTTCGTTCAGTGTTCTTGCCGTTAGGCGTTGGAACATCAGCGGGTAAGACTTGAGCTGGAAAATCATCGAGCCAAACACACCAATTCCTGAGTTGTCTTGCGCCCACAAAGGGACGTCCGTCTTCGATGGTGTGAAGATGCTTTCGTTAGCGAATTTATGAAGCGCTGCCCGTAGACGGGTGTCTTCATACAGTAGCGACATGTCACCCAGATCCCTGCCGTTGCTTGCGTAATCACCCAAACCAAAATCGTCGAGTATTCGCTTCATTCTTCTGTACTTGCGCGTCTTCGTTTGACCAAGGCGATGATACTTCTGAGCTATCTTTGC